CATAGCCATTCTAAGAACATCGAGTGAAGATAGTTGAGGTAAGTCTTTCATTACTTCTTGAAAGTTCTTAGCATTCAACTTAAACTCTTCTCTGATCTGCTTATTCAACATTCTTGATTGAGTAGCTTTTTTCTGATTCTCTCTAGCTGTCTCTGAGGTTATTAACTTCAGGTTAGCCAGTGAGTTAATGTTACGGGCTTTACCACCTGATGACATAACTGTTCTCCTTGTTTGTTTATAATATCTATTAGGAACCGACTAGCGAGAAGTATACTTGAAACTTAAATCCATAGGAAAATATCATGACACAAGCAACAAACACACCTAACATCATCATCAAAGACGTAGCCTTGTTCTGGGCTAAGTTAGACAAACCTGTCTCACCCTTTGGTGTTGATCAGTATGAACTGCAAATTCAAGGTGACAAAAAACGTGAGAAAGAATTCTCTCAGTTCGGTAAAGTTAAAGCCATTGAAGGCGGTAAAATCTCTGTTAATCTTAAGAAGAAAGCTTTTAAGAAAGATGGTACTGATGCCGCTAAAGTTCGTGTAGTTGACTCTGGTAAGAAAGAACTTAATCCAACATTGATTGGTAATGGTTCTATCGGTAATGTTATGGTGTATTGCTCACCATACGAAATCAAATTACCTAACGGTAAAGTAAGTAAGTCTGGTATCTCCACAATGCTTATCGCTGTGCAAGTTACTGATCTTGTTCGTTATGAACGTAAGTCTGAGAACTTTGTTGACTTCGATGTTGAAGGTGCCTCTGTTGACACTGATCAATCTGAAGAAGCAATGTTCTAAATCTATAATTATCCCTTGTGATAGTCTCTAACGAGTCTGTCATGAGGGATTTTTATTTCTCTCTTTTAACTTAATGGATATAAAATGAAACTCAATAAAACACAACGTGACTATGCTGTATCTCGTCTTGCTGACAAAATCGCTCAAAAGCGTAATGATGAAACACCAACTTTTGTATCATCTAAAAAGTCAGACATGAAAGAAATCTATAAACTGTTGACTAATGCAGGTGTTCAACTTGTTCCCGAAACTGAATTCGTAAACTCATGGGGTGTACGTAGTATCGGTGATGTTATCATTTTCCCTGTTAACTTTGATAAGGAGTATGAAGAAAACGTTCGTATCCGTGATGAAATCCGTGTTAAATATGAGACTATCCAACAAGAATTAATGGATAAACTCTACCTGTGTGATGAAGCACAAGAAGCTCTCGACTTAATCAACTCTATCTAAAGGAAATACATATGTTAGAACTCAATCAATTCTTCTCTTCTACTCTTCAATTTGAAGTAATTCAAGTTGAAAAAGCTCCTGAAAACAGCTATGATGTTAAATCTTGGGAACAAGGTCGTGGTGTATACCACTGCAAAACATCTGATAACTTGTTCTTTGTAGGTAAATACTCTGTAGATAATATCTATAGTGTAAGTGATAAAGGTTTCTTTAAGGTTATTGAAAATGAATATGAGTCACCAAAAGTTGAAGAAAGATTGTTCCTTAAAGCAATTGCTGCTGCTAGCGGTCACAACCTATGAAACCTGATGGCTTTAATTTAGAGCAATCTATCTTAGAGTGTTGGCAAGTATGCGAAGATCTAAAGTATGGTAAAATGGATCAACAAGTACTTGCCAAGTACTATGAAGTTAAGTTTAATCAACTATGGGAAATCTTTGAGGAATTAACACATGACAGATACTTTACTTCTCCTACCAGAAAGACACCGACACCTGATTCGTTCAACAATGAAACATCTTCTTCATGAACGTGAAGCTGATCTAGCCTTCTGTAATGATATGATAACAATGCACTGGAATTGTTCTAACAAAGACAAACCAGAAAGCAAAAGAGCTTTCGAAAACCTTAACCATTACAAAGATTACAAACGTAAACTTCGTAAAGAACTAACCACAATCCGTTCAATTCTACAGGTAATGAAATGAAATATCACCATTGGTACTATACTGATAATGCAGACTTTGAATGCACTATTGAAGCTGAGAAAGGTAGTTTATGTCAAATCCGTGATGAAAAAGGAGGCTACGAGCCTGACTATGCAGATGAAATCTACGTTGTTGAAGTTAAGCACAAAGATACTGATATCATTGATGTTATCCATCCAGATGTACTACGTGATATCGTATCTCAATTCGTTGAAGTAAATTCCTCACTCTGAAAGCCTATATGCAAAATCCCTTAAGTGAATATCGTAGCGGTCTCTTTGCTACACATGATAACCTTGATGAATCATTCGCATACCTAAACAGTATGATTTCTACTATGTCCAGTAGTGATCAACAAGGTATCAATGTAGCTGTTCGTTGCTTAATCAATACACTTGCAAAAGAAATTGATGATGTGTATCACCCAAGCAAAAACATGTCTATTGGTTCTCTTGTAGACAAGTATCTTGATGATGTCCTTGCAGTACGTGTTGAAGAAATTGTCAATGAACGTATCAGCTCTGCTATCGATCAATATATGGCAGATGAATTTGATATCACTGACTACGATAGTGAGATCGATTGGGAAGATCGTATCAGTTCTAACCTTGATAGATCTCTTCTTGAAGAGCTTGTTAGTGAAACAATCAAAGACAACATAACATTCGAGGTACGTGTATCGTGAATCAACCAGAGTCTAACGGCTACTTTGTCTTCGTAAAGCAAGGTTATGATCGAGCCTACTATTGTGTAGCAGGTCGTAATATCAAGCTTGAAGACGCTGTATGCTATCTATTCCCAAGTGAAGCAGCTAGAATCTGTACAACAATGAACATGGAACTCAATGATGAACTCCGTCAAAAAGAAACGCTCAATGAATCCGGAAGTACTAGCCAAGGGCAAAGCAGCTCTTGAACAATGGCGTAAAGAAAAAGCCTATGCTGTAAAGAAAGGTGGTAAGTTCCTTGAAGCATGGAATGAAGAACAAGAGTTAAAGAAAGCTCAAAAACGTACTTCACCCATGCAAGCAATCAAAAACTTTTGTAATGACTGTGTAGGAGGAATTCGTACAGACATAACCAACTGTACTGCTAAACAATGTTCTCTGTATATCTATCGACCATACAAAAAAGGTGATGACAATGAATGAATACTGCTTTCAAATCAGTGCTACCCGTACAATATGGGTATGTGCTATTGATGAAGAAGAAGCTGAATCCAAAGTCTATGAAGAAGTCGGCTATGATCCCGGTGAAATGGAACTCGTTGACGTTAACTTTGATATCTAATCATGATAGCCTATAAACTATTTCGTAAACGTAAAGACGGTACTTATGGTCCACTGTTTATTAATCGTAAGCAAAAACTACTCATTAATGTGTGGTATACTGCTGAAGATCATAAAACAAAAGGCTATGCTCATCGTCCAGGATGGCACTCATGCGCCTTGCCACTTGCTCCACACCTATCCAAAAAAGATCGTGTGTGGTGTAAAGTAAAAATCAATGACCTTGTCCGTCATCAAAGACCTGAATCCCAAGGTGGTCTCTGGTTTACTTCTAATGTTCTTAAAATCATAGAAGAATTATGAATGATGAACTAAAAGAAGTAGTAAGAAGTTTCTTTGATGATTATCTTGACATACAAGAAGAATCTGATAGCGGAAAGATATTCAATCCAATAACTATCTCTTGTTGCAGAGTATTAAAAATTAAAGGACTAAATGAGGTGATAAACAAAATGAGAGAACTGTCAAAATGAGTTCAACACTAATAGCAATCATAGGTGTAGTATACTTAGGAGTCTGCATTGATCTATTCCTTAAAGGAAGTGTAGGTCTTAGCATTGCATTCTTAGGTTATGCTATCGGTAACGTAGGTTTATACTTAGAAACAGTAACTAAATGAAACGTAGAACAATCTATCTTGCAGGTCCAATGGAACATGTGTCTGCTGAAGAAGCTAAAGGTTGGCGATCAACAGCAACACACATGTTAGCTCACTCAACTAACATCCTTAATCCATGCAGACGTATCCATGCATTTCAGCCTAAATATATGAAACGTATATTTGAGCTTGATCTGCGTGATATCCGTGAGTCTGACTTAATCTTAGCAAACTTAAATAATCCTACTGTACCCAAACACGGTACTGCTATGGAAGTATTCTATGCGGCTTATGTATTAAGAATACCTGTTGTAGCGTTTAAAGAAGACAATACAACAATTCATCCTTTCTTTGAATCCCTTGTAACTGAATGGAGGTCATCTGTTGATAAAGCTTGTGATACAATTCTTGCGGAGTACTTATGATTATTAAATACATCTGGATAGGATTACTTTGTTTTGCCTCACTGTGCGTAATTGCACAGCTCTTTCGTAAACCTAAAATAAATATCTAATATGCCATATATTACACAAGAACAACGTGAAAACATTAAAGAAAATAATACGCCTCCAGCAAATGCTGGTGAATTAAACTACGTAATAACTCTGCTTATTCGTAATTACTTTTATAAAAACCCATCTTATCAATCTGTCAACGATATCGTTGGCGCACTTGAAGGAGCTAAACTAGAGTTCTATCGTAGGGTTGCCGCCCCTTATGAAGATAACAAAATCAAGTTAAACGGAGATGTATACTAATGCTTAAAACAAATGTAGATAACAAACGCTTCGATGAAATCATATCGTCATGGGATAACGAAGACTTCTTTGATATTCAATCTAAAAAGTTCCTAGAGAAAGAACGTAAAGAACTTGATCGGGGTTGGTCTGAAGCCTTTGCCGAATCATACAATAACGAAATTGATATGTTTAATGATACAGATGCTATCAATCCTAAACACTACAAAAACGTAGCCGCAGGTAAACAATACATGGAACTCATGGTTGATATGCTTGAAGGTAAATCAGGTGTTGAAGCTCACTTGTTCGGTCAAGTGTATAAATACCTGATGCGTTGTGGTAATAAAGACCAAGAAGTACAAGAGTTAAATAAAGCTCTGTGGTATCTACAAGCACTCATCAAGTTCAAAACTGAAGGTAAAGTTCTCTAATGAACCATATCAAAACGGTCAAACGTTTTGTCGCTGGAAGTCATAAGTTCTTCGACATCTATGAATGTACTGTAGATGAAGTTGATACTTATACTTCTAGTACTGGCAAAGCAATGGTCAAAGTGTCCATTGAAGGCAAAGAGTATAATGGTCTCCACAACAAATGGGTCTATGAATATCTCTGTGCCAACGAAGGGCAACCCTCTTTTGTAGTCTTCTGGAAAGCCCCTAAAGGTGATCCTATGGTAGCCTACGTTAAAGAAATCTGGCAGAACCACATTGATGGAACTCCTCAAGAGACTGTATACCTAGCCTCTGATGAAGAAGCTCATATACAAGAGGGTGAGTCATTCTTATACATGTGGATCAACAAAGACACCGATAAGAAATATATCGGTAAACATCGTGGTAAACCTGATGACGGATATGTGTGTTCATCTGAAAGCTTCATGGCTGAATACAATGAATGCCCATCAAGGTTTATACGAACTATTCTAGCTTATGGTACTGATCAAGAAATGCTTGAGTTAGAAACTATCTTGTTGTTACAACTAAAGACTCGTATGAGTCCTATGTACTTTAATCTGTCTGACAACTTAAACAGGAGTAATTGATGGCGGCTAAACCCAATGCTACAAAGCATGACTTCACTATTAAGTTAGGTGGTCAAAACTATGAGATTCAAATTAGCCCTAGTACTAACTATGGTTGGTTTGAACATAAAGAACTTGGTGACGAATCAGGAGGAGGTTTATGGTTTGATCGTGGAATGTTCTTAATTGACTATGATGGTGTGTATGAACTACCCTCAGAAGTTAAAGATAGCCTAGTCAGGTTTGGTTATATTGATCCACTGGAGGTTGAGCAATGGTAATGATTGAAGTTAGTGATGAAGTAGCTGACAGTATTCTATGTGCAAATTTAAAAGATACATACAATAAAGTATGTGATCCTAAATACGCTAATAGCTTGTATAGCCTTGACGTATATGAGAATCATATCAGAGTAGAAATGCTTAAAAGAGCAATCAAAAGAGTATACGAATACTATAGCACTGATAAACTTGAATAAAATCAACACAACCACAGTCGGTACCTTATAGATACACACGGAGATCCTATGAAAAAGTATGTTGTAACTTGTTGCTTTGAAATCCTGCATGATGCAGACACAAATGCAGATATCGAAACTTGTATTCATGAACTTGTAAAGGAAGATTTGTTAATCAACATGGCAGGTGAAGGTTTTTATATTGTACAAGTAGAGGAGGTAGCACTTGAATCCTGATAAAGCGTATACAATGTATACAACAGCTGAAGAATGTAATGAGGTCTCTCAAAACATTATGAAGATACTTAGGTTTGGTCTTGATACTGTTTACCCA